AAAATGCCCACACAGGATTTGGTGAAAATACATAAGTACTATATACTGGAAGAAGTGAATATCATGAATGAAACACGACTCTGAATCTCAAATCCAACCCATCACAACAGACCCTTTAACAGGAGAATATAAACTGACGATTCCAGAGTGGATGATAAATGAATACGGTTGGTATGAAGGAGTGAATCTAGAATGGTTTATTGATATTGACGGAATTCATATTTTGGAGGAAGAATGAAAACTTATCACATCTACTATCACGATGAGGTTTTATTCAAAGATTTAAATAACGAAGAGTTTAATATTATATGGGGAAGAATCAATCGCTCATATCATCAGAAAGCAATTACATATACTGAAGTGAGTGAAAACCCAACCTATCAATTAAGTGAACATTCTTATTGACATTATAGATAATTTGAGTTAAAATGAATTTGTAATTACAACATATTATGGCGAAAGGATTTACAGTCAAAGCAAAGAACCCAGTGAAGAAAAAAGCAGCTGCTGCACCTGAGTTTGATTATGCCAAAGGAAAAGAGATGATAAAAGGAAAGACAGTTGTATTCTGTCTACCAGGTCGAGGAGTCTCATATACATTCTTAAAGAGTTTTGTATCACTCTGTTTTGATTTAGTTCAAAGTGGAGCAAGTATTCAAATCAGTCAAGACTATTCATCGATGGTGAATTTCGCCCGTTGCAAGTGTCTTGGAGCAAATGTATTAAGAGGTCCAAATCAACTTCCTTGGGATGGTAAGTTAAACTATGATTATCAATTATGGATTGACTCTGATATTGTTTTCAATACTGAAAAGTTTTATCAGATTCTTTTAATGGATAAAGATATTGCAGCAGGTTGGTATTGCACAGAGGATGGAAAGACAACCTCAGTTGCACACTGGTTAGAAGAAGATGATTTCCGTACAAATGGTGGAGTCATGAATCATGAAACAATAGAAAGTATCAGTAAAAGAAAGAAACCATTTACAGTTGATTATACAGGTTTCGGATGGTTATTAATTAAGAAAGGTGTTTTTGAAAATGAAGGAATGCCTTATCCTTGGTTCGCACCGAAGATGCAGGTATTTGAATCAGGTGAAGTGCAGGATATGTGCGGTGAGGATGTTTCATTCTGTCTCGATGCAAAGGAAGCAGGATTTGAAATATGGTGTGACCCAAGAGTTCGGGTTGGACATGAGAAAACAAGGATTATATAAATGACAGTAATTACAATATTGGTGATTATTTTCATTCTGTTCTTGATGCTTCAGTATTACAATCCACATCACTAACGAAGTTGACATGGGAGCACATACAGGATTTACACTCATATTATGGGTCACAATCGGACTTTTTGTTTTTTACAAATGGGAGAGCAGAAAAAAGAAAAAAAGATAGAGCGTTATAACGTTCTACGTCAAGGCAAGGTAATCTTCTGGAATGTATCAGAATCAGAAATGTTTGACATTATGGAAGACCTTGCAGTTGAGTGTTATTATAATTCATCACTCACTGCAAAAGATATCACTTATGAAGTTTACATAGAGGAACCACTTAATGGCTAAAGGCATGTTATCAGGCAGCACTTATAATCGTGATGCTCGTCCGAAAAAATCTCGACAGGGAAGAGGGAAACATTCAAAATACTCCTCAACCTCTCGTAACTCGGCTCGTAAAAGATATCGTGGACAAGGTAGATGAGATCTCAAAGAATCGAGCAGGGAAAACGTGGACGAATACCCGTTGATATGTCAGATGACTTTTACTACTATGGAAATGAGTATTGTCGATATCTGATTACTGATTATCGTTCTTCTTACTATTTAAAACACGAATAATGTATTGTCGAATTCGACTTAAGGACACAAACTATCAAGAGTATCACAACTATCGTATTCTTGATAGTTCTTCTTTTAAACACTGTCTTGATATCTATCGAGAGTATGTGACTTATAAGAAGTTTACCGATGTAGTGCCAATCTTTCTTGAGGAGTTTGAACTTCCTCACACGGATATCATCGGATACTATGATGGAAATGAATTAGCAGCATTTACACTTGCATATAAGTTTAAGAGTGTAAATAGTGTATGGGCAGATCAATTTGCATGGAATTATAAAAACAAAAAACTGAGATTAGGTCATATTGCAAATCAAAGTGAGATTGCGATGTATAAAAGACTTGGTTATGATTATTACTACTTGGGTGAGGAAGCAGATTATAAGAAAAAATTAGACGGATACGAAATTTCTAACTTCTTTGAAACATGCCAAAATTAATTGCAAATCTCCCAACTAAAAAGGTTTGGGTACGAAAAGAATATTTAACTGACTTTCAATCGGGTCATGGAGAGTTTGTGGAAGGACTTTGGGTATGTGCCAAGTCAATTCAAGGTCGTGCTTTCTATTTTGAGACATATTTACCAGAATATGGTGCGATGTATGATAAATTACCTATCTCTGCATTTCTTTCTCGACCAGAAAAACCCGATCCAGACATGGATTTGGTGAATTTACAGTTTTGGAACTGTATGGACTATGATTTTACAGTTGTTGTTAAGCAATTTGTTGCTCCGATGGAGTGGGAATGTCGTACAAGACACTTTGGAAATCAAAAAGGACAGTATATTTGCACTTTAGACAACTATCATGGTGATTTTGATCAAATTGATGCCTCAACAAGTGAGATGCCCGATGAACATAAGTCATTTAACTTGATTGAATTGCGAAATGGGCAGTTTTGCCTCTATCCAAACAACCGTTGTCGCATCTTTGATACCTCGATGACACCTCAGAACGTGAAAATACCTGATTTTAAGGTTTCGACACGTATCTTTGAGGTTGAGAATGATGTAAATTGGGGTCGATTGGGTGATTGTGACGATTACTTCTGGACGACACCTGATGAAAGACGAGAAGAGTAGGTATATTTTACACTGGATTGGTCAATTATCTAAAATTCGACCAGAATTAGGAAGTTTTGCAATATGTCCATATGCATCAAAGGCGAAATTTGCAATTTTTGAAGAAAAATTGTGTCGAATTATGCCAAATGATGAATATGATGTGATTATTTACATCGTTGAAGATGATATTGACAAACAATTTCTATATGATGCTGTTGATGACTATAATCACAACTATTCAGACTATAAATTTATCGCAGATCATGGAAAAACGAAGACATACATACAAGGAGTTCAAACAAGTAATGGAAAATATAACTTAGTTCTTTGTCAACCAAGAAAAGAACTGACTGAAGCAAGAAAAAAACTTGCAAAAACCAATTATTACGACTATTGGGACAAAAATTACCTTGAAGAGGTACTCGAAGAAGACTATGGAATCATTAATGATGAAAAAACACGTTAAAAATGCTCATATGGGCACACATCTACTTGCTGAAGTGTATAATGTTACCTTTGATAAGTTAAATGATGTCAAAAAAATTGAAGAAAGGTGTGTTGGAGCATGTCAAACTGAAAATTTGCAGATACTTAACGTTTACACTCATCAATTTGACCCATATGGAGTCACTTGCACTGTTTCTTTAGGTGAAAGTCACCTTTCATGCCATACTTGGCCAGAAAAAGGGTGTGTTGCATTTGATATTTTCACTTGTGGAGGCACAAATCCAAGATCAGTAGCATGGTGGTTACTTGAATACTTTGATAGTGATGATTATGTCATGAAAGATTATGCAAGATAGGGTATAAATAAATCTAAAAGCATTAATAATGGCGATTCAACGCAGATCAAGAGCATTTAAGGATATAAGTTTGTCTTTTGACGTACATCCAGTAACAAAAGATCTCACTGTCCTTACAAATGAGCGAGCAATCGTACGATCAGTTAGGAATTTAGTTGAAACAATACCTACAGAGAGATTTTTTGACTCAAATTTAGGTACAGATGTTCGTGAGATGCTATTTGAAAACTTTTCAGCATCATCTGTTATGTTAATTGAGGATATGGTTCGGAATACAATCCGAAACTATGAACCAAGAGTAGGAGAGATTGGTGTTGAGGTAAATGCAGCACCTGATAATAATGAATTTGAAGTTAATGTGCTTTTTGATATTATAGGTTTAGATATACCTACTCAAAGTTTTTCATTCATATTAGAACCAACGAGATAATATGCCCTTTACACAGTTTACTAGTTTAGACTTTGATCAAATCAAAGCACAAATAAAAGATTTCCTTCGTTCAAACTCAAATTTTTCAGATTTTGATTTTGAAGGTTCTAATTTCTCGGTTTTAATTGATACTCTTGCTTATAATACATATATCAACTCATTTAATGCAAACTTAGTTGCAAATGAGTCTTTTCTCGATTCTGCGACCATAAGAGAGAATGTTGTATCATTAGCACGTAACATAGGTTATGTACCCCGTTCAAAAACCGCTGCAATCGCTGAAGTTAATATTGGTAGTATAAACTTAGGAACAACAAATGACTCGACCCCAAGGTTTTTAACACTCCAACCAGGTCTCGTTTGTGTTGGTAATCAAGAAAACACAACTTTTCGTTTTTCAATACCAGATGAAATTACTTCAACAAGAGTAAGAGATATAGGAGGGACATCTTTTGCAGAATTTGATGATCCAATAAGCATTTTTGAAGGAACTTATCTTCAGAGAGTTTATCTTGTTGATAATTCAAAAGATCAAAGATTCATCATCGATAGTCCAAATATTGATAGTTCAACATTAAGAGTATTTGTAAAGGGAATCGATGAAACTGGGTTAGGTCGAAAATTTTCGATGGTTGATAATATATTAAGTCTAACTAAAAATTCTGAAATATTCCTTGCACAAGAAGTTCAAGACGAAAAATACGAAATATTATTTGGTGACGGTTTCTTTGGTAAAAAGTTAGAAAATAATTCAACCATCACTGTAAAATATATTGTGACAGAGGGAGAGGGTGGTAATGGTGCATCCAATTTTAGTTTCCAAGGTTCGTTTACGAAGGATGATGGAACATTATTTACACCTAATGATAATGTAACAGTTACTACCGTTACAAACGCTTCTAATGGTGCTGAAGTAGAAGATGTGTCTTCTATTAAGTATTTTGCACCTAGACTTTACTCAGCACAATATAGAGCAGTTACACCTAGAGATTATGAGACAATAATATCAACAATTTATCCTCAAACAGAATCAGTTGCTGTCGTTGGAGGAGAGGAATTAGATCCTCCTAAATTTGGTCAAGTTCAAATTAGTATTAAACCAAAAAATGGTTCATTTGTATCAGATTTTGACAAGACTCAAATAAAAAATAAATTAAAAAATTACGCTATCGCTGGTATTAATTCTGAGATTGTTGATTTAAAGATACTATATGTAGAATTAGATACTACTGTTTATTATAATCCAACTCAAGTTGCTTCTGCTCAACAATTGAGAACTGAAGTTATTACAGCATTAAATGATTATTCAAAAAATGTGGAGATTAATAAGTTTGGTGGTAGATTCAAATACAGTAAAATAAACATATTAATTGATAGAGTTGATAATGGCATTACATCAAATATTACTAAAGTCAAAATAAGAAGAGATTTAAAGGCACTTCTAAATCAATTTGCCCAATATGAATTATGTTTTGGTAATCAGTTTTACATTAAACCTGAAGGATTTAATATAAAAAGCACAGGTTTTACAATTAATGGATTTAATCAAACAGCATTTCTAACAGATGTTCCAAATAAAGATGCATCTGGAAATCTTGATGGTAGTATGAAAGGAGTGTTAAGTGTAGTATCTAAAAATAATAAAGGTCAACAGGTAATTATAGTCAAAAGTGCTGGAATGGTTGATTATAAAAAAGGTGAAGTCATATTAAATACAATCAATATTACATCAACATCTGCACAAAATAATATTATCGAGGTTCAAGCATGTCCTGAATCAAATGATGTAATAGGATTGAAGGATCTTTATCTTGATTTTGACGTTTCAAATAGTACCATAAATATGGTTAAGGACGTTATCGCATCAGGAGAAGATGTATCAGGAGTTGTATTCCAGAGAGATTATTATACCTCCAGTTATCATAATGGAGATTTAGAGAGGAAATAATTTATGTCACAAATTGACAAGAGAATAAAAGTCAATACAATTATTGAGAATCAATTACCAGAATTTTTGGTAACTGATTTTCCAAAAGCGACTGAATTTTTAAAACAATATTTTATATCACAAGAATTTCAGGGTGGTGCTACTGATTTAATAAGTAATTTCGATCAATATTTAAAATCTGATAACTTAGTACCCGAAGTAGTTTTTGGTGAAACAAGTTTATCGGAAGATATATCTGAAACTGATACAACCATAGAAGTACCTAACTCAAAAGGATTTCCTTCTGAATATGGATTGTTAAAGATTGATAATGAAATTGTAACTTATACTGGAAAGGAAAAAACCGAAACAGATGTCGCAACACATAATGGTAGTCTCACATTTGCATCTGATAGAACTATACGAAACATATCAACTAATAATGTTAGTGTAAATGATATTGTGAGTTTATCATCAGTTGATGATACTATTAATGATACTATTACAGTTCAAAATGGAACAAGAGTCTTAAGTATTGGTAATAATACAATAATAGTTGATAGACCAATTGTTTCAACTTCAGCTCAAGGAGTATCAAATCAAAATCCTGTAAAAGGTGCGTTTACATTCACTCATGAGAGATTCTTCTTTACTGGTTGTGTACGTGGGTTCAGTGGTATTACAGGATATAATGTTGGAATATCATCGTCATTACTTGATATTAACAGAGAGAGTTTAAAATTTGAAGAAACAAAATCATCATCTCACTTAAAAGATTCGACTATAGTTAATCTTTCAGTATTATTCATTCAAGAATTTTTTAAAAAATTAAAGAAAACATTTTTACCAGGATTAGAAAATCAAACTTTTACATCTGATTTGGATGTAGGAAACTTTATAAAATTTTCACGTTCATTCTATCAATCAAAAGGTATAGAGGAATCTATAAAAATTTTATTTAAAGTATTATTTGGTGTTGAGGCGACAATCTTAGATCTTGAAGGAAATCTTATAAAACCATCATCTGCAGAGTTCATAAGAAGAGAAGTAATTGTAGCAGATTTAATTACACCAACAGGACAACCATCAAATTTAGTTGGACAAACCATTTTTAAATCAACAGATATTGAAACAAATGGTTCAGTTTCAGAAGTTGAAATATTAAGAAGAGGTGGTAAAAGTTTCTATAAAATTTCTCTATTTGTCGGATATAGTGACCGTGATTTGATTCAAGGTGTGTTTACAATACCTGGTAAAACAAAATCACTAGAAGATGTATCAATTGGTTCATCAATTATTTCAGTTGATTCAACTGTTGGATTTGCAAAAACTGGAACATTAATTAGTGGTTCTAATAATCAAATTGATTATACTTCAAAAACAGTTAATCAATTTTTTGGTTGTTCTGGAGTAAAATCTCTTATAAGTGCTGCTGATGATATAAGAACTAATGAAACAATATTTGGTTATGAAAATGGAGATTTATCAAAAAGAATAGATTTAAGAATTACAGGAGTTTTAAATGAATTAGTTCCAATATCTGATATTAATTTAGTAGAAGAAGGTGAAAACGTTTTTGTAAAAAATGTTGGTGAAAAAATACAAAATGACTCTTTAAATTATAAGCAAATATTTGCAAATTCTTGGATTTATAATACAAGTTCAAGATTTAATGTTGGTGTAGATAGTTCTAATTTTATTTTAGAGCAAGATATTGATAAAGCATTTTTAAAAGTAGGTGATACTTTTGATATTTTAAACAGAAATGAGCAAGTGGGTGTTGGTAGTGGTACAATTGACACTATTACGTTTGGTACCCACACAATTTCATCAGTTAACATTGCTGGATTTACACAAAACCCAAATCAACTTTATGATATTCGTCGTAGAATTGAAAAGGTATCAAGTTCAGGTGTGCCTTTAGAAAATGGTAATGATAAAATTATTGGTAATGTATTAAATGTTTATGTTGATGGTGAAACGGATGGATATGTCGCCTCTAACTCGCTACCAACTTATGATATAACTGCAAATGTCATAGAAGAGGTATTAGTTGGAAGCACAGATAATGGATTAGAGGGAAGAAATCCATTAGATGGAAATTATTCAATTATTTCATTTGAACCACCACCCAATTCAGACATAAAATTTATTCAGGGTGATCAAGTTGTATATAAACCAGATGGTCCTAATCTAGGGGGATTAGAGACTGGTAGATCATATTTTGTTGATCCTGTTGTACCAGGTCCAAATCAAAATAAATCAAAAATTAAATTATATAATTCATTATCACAAATTGGAACTGCAAGCACTGTTCAAATTACCGCAGGTGTATCAACAACTACGAATCATAGATTTATTCTTAAAAAGCATGAGAGTGCGGTATTAAAAGCTGATAGAATATTAAGAAAATTTCCTTTAAATCAAAATTTATTTGTCCCATCAAAACAAGAAAAGACATCTACAGAGATTGGTATTTTAATTAATGGTGTTCAATTAAGATCTCCTATTTCGGACGATCAAATTTTCTTTGGTCCATTAGAATCAATTGATTTACTTAATGGTGGAGAGGGTTATGACATAATTAACCCACCAATTATAGGAATCCAAACCAGTTCAGGTGGAGTTGCTGCAACAGCAGATCCTATTATACAAGGTTCAGTTAAATCTGTATTTGTAGATCCTCAAAATTTTGATGTGGCAGAGGTTACAAATATCTCATTAACTGGTGGAAATGGAAGAGGATGTATTTTGCAACCTATATTAGGTGAGAGAGATCGTTTTATTAGTTTTGATAGTAGAAATATTGTTTTTGGTGGTGGTGTAGATATTAATGATGAAACGATTACATTTTTAACTGAGCATAATTTAGAAAATGGTCAATTAGTATATTATAATTCAAATGGTAATACACCTATTGGTATTGGTCCAGCATATAATGCATTAAACACTGTCACAGACACTTTATCTGATGGAGATCCTTACTTTGTAAGAGTTGTCAATCCAAAAACTGTAAGAATTTTCAATACTAAAGTAGATGCAGTATTTGGAACCACTGGAATAAACACAGTTGGATTATCCACTGATACATCGGCAAGTGGTATTCATAGATTTAGAACCGAAACAAAGAAAACATTAATCACAGTCAAAGTATTAAATGAAGGTTCAGGATATACTTACAGAAAATTAAAAGTTAAGCCAACAGGAATTACAACATCATCTGATACTGTAAACTATAAAAATCATGGATTTTCTAGTGGAGAAATAGTAGAGTATTCAACCGAAACAACTGCAATTCAAGGTATGAGCACCACCACATCATATCTTGTCAAAAAATTAGATGATGATTCTTTTAAATTAGCAGAGGCTGGTATAGGTGGAACTTCTACAACTAATTTTGACAGAGGTAATTTTGTAAACTTTAAATCTAATGGTACAGGATTCCAAATATTTGAATATCCAAAAATAAAAGTAAATATTAATGTATCTTATGGATCAACAGTTACTGGAGATATTATTATTACTCCAGTTGTAACAGGTAACTTAATTGGTGCATATTTAAGTGAGGAAGGAACAAAATATGGTTCCGTGACTCTTAATAAAGAAGTTACCCCTAAAATAACAATTATTAATGGTGAGAAAGCAGAATTAAAACCAGTTATTATTGATGGTAGAATTATCGATGTAAATGTTGTTAACAGAGGAAGAGACTATAATTCAGATCCTGAGTTAAGAGTAATTACCGCAGGAGAGGGTGCAGGTGCAGTTGTAAGACCAGTTGTAGAAAATGGTCAAATCATAGATGCTATAGTAACGAATGGTGGTATTGGGTATGACCCTTCAACTACAGAGGTAAGAGCATTTTCAAGAGGTGTAAGAGGTTCATTTGGTGCTAGAGTAAGAGCACTCACCTTAAACAGCACAAAAAGATTTGGTGACTCTTTATTAACTACAAAAGGAGATGCTCTGACATTTGGTGTTCTGAGTTATTCTCAAGATATTGCGAAAAAATTTGAAAATACATTTACAGAAACTGGTTCTAATCAATTTAATCAAATTACAGGTCACTCACCTATTATAGGTTGGGCATATGATGGTAATCCGATATATGGTCCGTTTGGATATTCAAAAGCAGATGATATTAACTCACCTTTAAAAATAATTTCTACATCATACGTTACTGATATTACCTCAGTACCAGATAGACCTTCTGGATATGAGGCAGGATTTTTTGTTGAAGATCATAAATTTAATAATTCAGGTGATCTTGATATACACAACGGTAGATTCTGTAAAACACCTGAATTTCCAAATGGTATATATGCATACTTTACATCAGTTGGACTAGGGACAAATACTAATAGATTAGAGGGTGTTTATCCTTACTTTATTGGTAATACTTATAGATCTCCATTTATTAGTGAAAATCAAACATTAGATCAAAACTTTGATTTTAATAGCACTAATTTAAGAAGGAATACTTTCCCTTATGCAGTTGATGAACCAAGTTCAGATAATGATTTTATTATTGAATCTTATGAAGATGTAAGACAACTTACAAAGATAGAATCTGTAAATACAGGAACGGTGGATTCACTAACAATATTAAGTGGTGGTGAGGGATATAAAGTTGGTGATTTTACAATATTTGATGATACAAATACAAACGGATCAGGTTTTAGAGCAGAGGTAAGTGAAATCGTAGGTTTAGGAGTATCACGTATTGATACAACGACAACCACATTTGAGAATGCTGTATTTGAATGGAAATCTGGAAATGAGGTAGTAGCAAAATATTTACCATTTATCGAGGTTAATAATGGGGATAATGTTACAATATCTGGGTTTAGTAGTTCTATTTTAAATTTAGGTGGTACATATAAGGTTGGTGTTACAACTCATAGAACATCTCTAGAACAAGCCATGCTTGTATCAAATGGAGCAGTAATACAAGATGTTCATTTATCACAAATACCTAATACAGTAGCGATAGGTGGTTCAATAAGAGTTGGTTCAGGAAATACTTCTGATACTGAAATGTTAAAAGTTTTGGATATTTTTGATCAGACAAGAGTTGTAAGGGTATTGAGAAATATAGGTATCGCACATACTCGTGGTTCAAATGTAGATATTTTAACTAATGAAATATCGATTCCTGCAAAAACAAATAAATTTGTTTCGGTAGCAGATGATATAGTATATTTTAATGGACCACAGTCGGTTGGAGTTGGAACAACTTCTGGAGGAGCAATAGAAGTTGAGACGGTTGTTGGTAATATTAAAAAGATGATATCAATACCGACAAGGACAATTCGTATTCCTAATCACCCATTTAAAACAGGTCAAGCACTTATTTTAAATAAAAGAGCAGGTGCATTAAGATTTGATGTTGGAACAACACCAAATGTTACACAATTTAAATTACCACTATTAGGTCAAAATTCTACTGAAGTTTTTGTAATTAATAAAGGTCCTGACAATATTGGATTAGTTACAACGAGAGTGGGAATAGGTAGCACTGGTGAGGGTCTATTCTTCTATAGTAAGGGATCTGTTACAGGTATAAATTCAGGTTCATACTTCTTTGAATCTCAGAAAGAAAAATTAACTGGTGATATTGATAAAGTCGTTACAACTGTTTCAACAAATGTATCTGCAGCAAATACAACGACACATAATTTAAAAAATAATGACATAGTTACATTAAATGTTGTGCCTAATATATCTGTTGGTATAGGAACAACTACACCAGTTTCTGTCATATACAATTCTGAATTTGATAAACTAATCGTAAATCCAGTGTCATTTACAAGTTCTAATGTTGGAACTAATGAAATTGAAATCACTGATCATAATTTTAAAACTGGTGATAAAGTATTTTATGATGGTGGTGCGACAGGAATCGAAACTGGTGCTTACTTTATATACGAAATTAATAGTTCTAAGTTTAACTTAGTTCAAACAATCATAGATTTAAATTCAGACCCTGTTAGAATTGTACCCATCACAGCAAATACTGGTGGAAATCAAACAATTGGTTTAATTAATCCGAGAATAGATGTAGTTAGAAATTCTAAATTAAAATTTGGTTTATCAAATACTTCATTAGCGGGATTTGATTTTAAAATATTCTATGATAAAAATTTAACAAATGAATATTTTAGTTCACAAGATTCAAGTTCATTTAATGTAGGGACAGCTGGAACTATTGGAATAGGAACAAATAACACAGATCCAGATGGTGCAAGTCTTGAGATTAATTATTCTGAATCAACACCTGGTAGATTATTCTATGGTTTAACTAAGGGTGGATTTATAAGCACTGCAGATACAGAGGTATCAAATTATTCAGAAATAAGATTTATTAACAGTAAATATAATGGTGAGTATCAAATTTCAAATGTTAGTGATGATACATTTGATGTTTCACCTACAGTTCCTGAATTTTCCTCTTATACATCAGAACAGTGTGATATCTTAGAATATTCAACACAATCAAAAGATGTTATTGGAGCGATTAAAAAACTTGATATTATTTCCTCTGGATTTAATTATAAGAAATTACCTAAATTTAGAACTGTATCAAGTGTAAGTGGAAATAATGCAAATATTATTCCATCATCTAGAACAATTGGTAGAATTAAAAAGGTTAGAATTGCTGATATTGGATATGAATATTCTGCTGATAAAACACTTAGTCCTGAAGCATTTGTATCTCCAGTTCTTAATTTAGACAATTTAGATGTTATCTCTAATGTTGAAATACTGAGTGGCGGTAATAAGTATGTTTCACCACCAAAATTAATCGTATTTAACCCAGTATCTAATACTGTTGTTGATTCTCAATCTTTATTAGCAAAAGCACCTAATCAAACTGTATCTAAAGTTGATATAGTTGCAGATATAAGTGGATTGGAATCTGTTGTACATAAGATTGTTGCGATTAATAATACGAATGGTATAGGTATTAATTCAGTTCAAACTAGTAATTCAGGGGTTGTCACTTGTTTCTTAGAAACACCAATTAATAATTTCAATATTCAACCATTTGCAAAAGGAGATGAAATATTTGTTGAAGGTATTCAAAGAGTTGGTGAAAGTGGTATAACAACACAAGGAGGTATATCTACAACCACAACTGTAGAGGGTGAAGGGTTTAACTCAGAAAATCATAATTATAGTTTCTTTAATGTTGATGATTATATTGTAGGAGTACAAAATATATTAAAATTCAGTGTTGCTGGAGTTACAACAAACGCTGGAATCGCTAAGACTTTCCAATCAGGTTATGCCTCATTAATCAATAGAAAAGATTTGCCAGTCATTCAACCAATTCAAACTAGAGGTGTGTTTGAAGTAAATGAATCTCTTATTGTTGATAATACCATAACAGATTTAAAGGTAACTGAAATAAGAGAGGATTATATAAAAATTGATGGTAAATTCAGAGTCAAAAAAGGAGATATTATAAGAGGAGATGTTACTAACGTCGCAGCTCAAATTACTAATATTATAGGTAATGCAGCTCAATTTAATACTAATTATTCAAATAGGCAAGAATATGGTTGGCTTGATAATATTGGTAAATTAAATGAAGATGTTCAAGTTACTCCTAATAATGATTATTATCAAAATCTATCATATTCAGTAAAGAGTACAGTTGAGTGGGATAAATTCGTAAACTCAGTAAATAGTTTAGTTCATCCCTCTGGATTGAAAAATTTTGCAGATACTGCGATTGTATCACAAACAAATGTTGGAATTGGAACATCTTTAGACTCAAATCAATTAATAGTTTTAGATGTATTAAATGTTTTAGAATTGAATGATAAACAAAGAGTTGATGCTATTAATAATTTTGATGTGGTTAGGGATTTTGATACCCTTGAAAATGAAACAAAATCTAAATTTTTAACATTTAAAACTCGTAATTTAACTGATTTTACAAGATGTAAAACTAATAGAGTTTTATTGCATGATGATATCAGCGATACTTTTTCAAGTGATGGTTTTGAATCTAATAGTACAGTCATCGAACCATTAAAAACTGATATTGCAAAATATTTAATACAAATTGTAGATCCTGATACATCAGATACACAGTTTAATGAATTGGTAATATTAACAACAGAAAAAAATGCTCTTCTATTCGATAAATCAGAAAATTTCACATCTGTTAAATTAGGAGATTATAGCACTCAAATTTTGAATAGTGGAACTAAAAATCTAGTATTTACTCCCACTGAACCATTTACAAAAGATCATGATATTAAAATAATTAAAACTGAATTTAATACTGATTTAATTGGTATTAATACTACTGCTATTGGTAATATTAATCTCACAGGTGTAAATGTAGGTATTGGTAGTACAACAGTTGGAATTACAACAAATACAATTGTAGAATATTCAAAAACTAATTTTAATTCACTCTATGCAAGCATCTTTGTACAAGATTCTGTTACAAAGGAAGTAAATTATAGTGAGGTTATCGTTGATTTTGATGGTAGTGATACAACGATTGCAGAGACTTATGTTGATACACAACCAGGTGTAAGTAATAGTATTGTTGGAATAATAACAGCTAAATTTGAAAATAATTTAATTAAATTACAGTGTGAGAATGATAGAGTCAATACATTAGATGTAAGAGCAAATATTGTTGGATTAGGTACAACGACAACAGGTATTAGCACATTCAGATACCTAGTTGCAGGACAACCAGAGGGTACAGAGAGAAGTGCTAGATACGAATCTGGATATGCTACAGGAACATCAAGCACAATTACATTTGCCACACTGAATAAAAATATTGATAGTTCTGCTAAATCCATAGTCAGAGTATCATGTGGGGAAACATCAGCAGTTCATCAAATTATAGCGTTAAGAGATGCTGATGATATATTAACTGTTCAATATCCCTTTGTATCTGCTGGTTCAACAACTGGTATTGGAACGTTTGGTGGTGAAATTAGTGGTGATGATATAAATTTAAGATTTTATCCTGATGCTGAGTTTAATTCATTAATCGAAGTACAATCATTCAATCAAATTTTATATACTTCAAGTGATTTTGATAATGAACCACCTAAATTGACATATGGAACTGTCGATCAAAGAGTATTCTTATCAACTTATGATGGTGCATCTGGTCTCAGAGCAAATAAAAAAGATTTTGAATTAAAACATGAAGGAACTCCAATATATTCAAAAACATTTAACCCTTCAAACACCACAGGTCTTGCAAAAACCACAGGTATATTTACAATTCCAAATCACTTCTTTAACACAAATGAACAATTAGTTTACAAACCAGATTCAACATTTATAGGTATTGCTGGAACTGCGGTGTCTATAGGAAGCACTCAAAATATAGCAGGTATTGTAACTGACCAACTACCAAGCACAGTTTTTGTAAAAGTCATAGATGAGAATCAATTCCAATTATTTACAAGACCTGAATATGTAAGTTCAGGAGCAGCAGTTACATTTACTGGTAATGGTGGAGGTAATGCTCACAAATTATCCATGACAAAACCTCTAACCAAAACAATAATTGGATTAGATGGTGTTGTCCAAACACCAATTAATTTTACCAACTTAGCATTCTCGTTAGGTGTATTTGATGGTTTTACTCATAACAGTAATATTGGTATCGGACTTTCACAATTTGTATTAAGTGGTATTAGTTCCATTCAACCTAGAGATTTCTTAAAAATTAACGATGAATATGTATTAGTAACTGAGGTTGGTTTCTCTAGTACTCCACAAGGCATAATAAATGATGCAACTGATGTATCTCTTGGAATATCAACATTACCTGTTGTAAAGGTTCGTAGAGGTCAATTAGGAATAGCAGCAACCTCACATGTTGCTAATGATCCAGTTCAACTTCATAGAGGTTCATTCAATATAGTTGAAAGTAAAGTATTTTTTGCTGAACCACCTAAAGGTAATGCAAGGTCAAGAAGAGATGAGACAAATTTACCATTTGTAAGATCTAAGTTTAGTGGTAGAACTTTCCTTAGAAGTGATTATACAACTAATATGTTATTTGATGATTTATCAGATAATTTTACAGGTATTGGAAAAACTTATACCCTAACTGTGGGTGGTGCTAATACATCTGCAGGTGTGGGAGTTGGAAATGGTGTTCTATTCATTAATGGAATATTCCAAACACCTAAAACTGTCAATAATACTGGTAATAATTATGAGTTTAGTTCTGATCCAATTGCAGGAATTTCAACTGTAGAATTTACAGGTATTACATCAACAAATGGAGATCTTATTGTATCAGAATTTGATATTAATCAGAATCAGGTTCCAAGAGGTGGTTTAATTGTTTCATTAGGTTCAACACCTGGTCTTGGATATGCACCTTTACAAGGAGCAAAAGTTAAGGCATTTAAAAATGCATCTGGTGGTATTACAAGCGTTGTTGGTATTGCAACCTCTTCAGGATTTAACCTTGGTATTCAAACTGCTGCGTATGATAACATAACTGGAATTATTACAGTCACCACTGATATAGTTCATGGATTTGGTTTAGAAAGACCAAATATGGTTAAATTAAACAATTTAAACTTTAATATAACAGGTGTTGGAGCAACACTGTTTG